ACAAACTCTCAAGTATATAATCAAGCTGTAGGTAAACTTATTGCGGGATTGTTAAATCAACAAACACGAAATCCATCAATTACTACATTAATATAGGATAAGGAAATGGCTGAACTAGATAGATCAAACCCTTTTGCTTTTGCTGGAGAGTCTGCTAGAGATGTTTTTAACCCGCGAACTCTCGAAGAAACAAAACAAGTGCAAAATTTTTTAAATGCTATTCCTCAGTATAGGTCAATAGCTGACGCTGTAAGAACTGATACTGTTCCACAACAAATTACAAGAGAATTTACTACAAGGCCAAGAGCAGCAAGTGAAGTTAATCCAGCAAATTTTTTAGGATTTGACATTAATAATAGATTGTTTAACTATGCTGGAACAGACTTTCCAAAATTTCAACTTCTTAAAGAAGTAAGAAAAATAGAAAATGCTGTTGAACGAGGAGACATAACTCGACAAGAAGGAAATAGACTTATATCAAACTATGAACAATATCTTGGTCTTTCTCCAGAGTCTTCAGGAATAACAGATAGAGCAAAAGAAAGAATTGGAAAAGAATTAGAATCTGCATATGGAAATACTTCTGCAACTTTTGACAGCAATCCAATACGATCTGCATATGATGACACTTCTGGAAGTATGTTAGGAATGGTAGAAGTTCCTATGCCTCCTCCTAGACCTTCAAGTATTGCAAAAGAATCTATAGATTTAGGTGCATCTTTAGCAGAAGATAG